ATCTCGACCAACCTACCGGGGTGAACCCCGTAGGTTGGTCGAGATTTGCCATTGAACGTTACCTCATTCATCGTCAGCCACCCCTGAGGGTTGTACCCTGATGCCGGGATGGGTCACCGATGTTTTATGGTCCTTAATAATCGGATGACCGGCTATCTGGGTTGACTCAAGGTCGTGTTCAACGGAGCTGATCTGCTGGGCGGTCGCCCGTTCAATCGCTTTCTTCCGTCTCGCGAGGACTTCGGAGTCAATCTCCATCAAGATGAGATCATCCACCACAATCATCCCTTCAGTCTTGTCCGCGAACACGGCGTAAATGCGCCAGTCTTCTGACAGCGTGTCTGGTGACCGAGGTCTCCAGCCTTCACGCCATGCACGGTTCAAGTTTTTGGGATCGTCCGCACCGAACAATGACTTTCTGACCCAACGTTGGGTCATTCCATCCTGACATTCTGGGGCATCCAATGAACTTGGACGTACCCATCCTGCCGCTTCTATCTGGTGGGTGGCATCGTACTCCGACATCTCGTCCACACGAGACTCGTGTCCATGGTCTGTGCCATGGGTGGTAACAGCTGGCTTAGGTGCTACCTTCTTGCTAGTTTTCTTTTTTGCTGCTGGCATCATCTTGCTCCCTTTTCGGCTTCGGCTTTGTTACGTGCAAATTCTTTCAACACCTCTGGATCGTTGGTGTCCAAGTTGAATTGCCGCATCGTGTCGAAGTCCTCCGGTCCTAGCTCGACTTTGCTGCTGCTCGTACGCTGGCGACGTGTTTCATTTCCACCGACTGGTGCGACTACATTCTTACCGCGACGTGCGTCTTGGTCGTCCTTGTTATCGTCCGTGTCGGTATCATCACCGGCAGCGCCCAAATCCTCATACAGTCCGGGTTCCTTGTCCTTCAGTCGCCTGTCTAATTCCTTGAAGTAGTCTGGCGAATCAGGTCTGTAGCCGTCTGCATAAACCTCTTTGTCTATGCGATTAGCAAGGCGCGTCTGGCGATCGAATCCATTAGCGCCGTACCAATCTCCCCGGTCATCCATCCATTGAGTCGCAAGCGACTTGTCGGACCTATCACCGTCTGGGGAAAGTCTATCATCATATGGCTGTACATTACCATCAGGTGATAACTCGTCAAGGCGTGTCTCTGCCAGCACTTTGTCAGCTTTCAGATCAGAGAGCTGCGTCGTGAGACGCACCTGATCGTCGGTGTTACCGTCCTCAATTGCTCTCTTGAGGTCGGCCTGAGTTTGCGTGTAGGCAGAGTCAGCCTGTTCGACGGTACTTTTCAGTGATTGCTTGTCCCGCTCATAGGAGCCTTTCGCCAATTGCTTGGCTTGGCCTTCCCAGTACGTAGCCCGACGATCTGATTCGTCGGCTCGCTTCCGCTCCTTTGTCTTGGCGCGTTGTTCGCGCTTAATACGGGCCAGCACCTTCTTCGAGTACTCGTCATCCTCACCGTCACTACTTGCGCCATCATCATCGTCATCCTGACCATCGGCATCTGCGGATCGTAGGTTGTCAATTTTGAGGTCGTCGTCATTGCCAGCAGCAGCGTCTGCCGCTTGTTCAGCGGGAGTGCGCGTGATGCCGTCGTCTTTCGTGTCAGCGTCCAAATCTATTGTAACCGGCTCATCCTCGTTGGTCCCGTGAAGGTCCTCGAAGACAATTTCATGTTCCTGTGGCATGTCTTGCCCCTGTTATAGATAGGCCCGGAAACTTGCCGGGTCTTTCACAATCCCCATGATGCCGTCGTCGTTCATCATGAGATACTTGACACCTGTCTTGGTCATGATCGTCTGTCCACCATAGGTGCCGTACATGATCCAGTCGCCAACCTTCGGCTTCGGGTTCATCTCGGCCAGCTTGATGCCAGAGCGAGTGACAGCCTTGTAGCACTGGTCACCCATGGCAACGACCTGCCCTACGTACGTCAGCAAGTTCTCTGACTCCAGCGCCTCTTCGGGCACCTCGATCTGAGACTCACCCCACGTCTTCGACGCTTCGTACGGTCGGATCAGGATGCGCCAGCCGATCGGCATGACAGGCAGCTCGATTTCAATGTCGGGCCTCCTTCCTATTGCTACCTCTGTCATGACTGATCTCCAGTCATTTCAGGAAGGTCAGCATCACGCTCAGCGTCTTCCATCTGGGTGAGCATGTCCTTCATCAAGCCAATGGCGAGGTCCATACCTTCAGCCTGCCCAACCTGACGGTGATACGTCTCCATGTTCGGCACCTGCCCCTTCTGCAACTTGATCGCCATGTTGCCCTTCTGCTGACCAACGACTGACTCAGCGTTACGTACGAACTGTCTTAGTGTCATCATCTAACTTTCTCCTTGCTACTCCTGCCAGTTTATCGAGCAGTGTTTGATAGTTTGCGCCGGTTTCCATTGCGGAACGGGCGAATTGTCGAGGGGATACACCGCGAACGCCCCGCTTACGCAGGAACTCGCGTGCTGCACGCACTTCTTTCGGTTTAACTTGTGCCACTCGGTCGTGCCTTTTTCTGTTGTGCAGCTTTTGCCGCTGCCAGCTTGTCATCTCGTTTGATCTTGGCTTCGTTGGCTCTTGCATCGCGTTGCTCCTTACGCTGTGCCATGAAGTCGTCGCGCTGCTCCTTGTTCATCGCCGCCATCTCCTGACGCTCGATGTCGGCCATCGTTGCCTCGTCCTTGCGCTCCTGATCGCGCATGTGTGCGTCGTCCTTGCGGCGCTCTTCAGCCTCGAAGCCTTCTTCGGTTTCGTCCATGGACATGCTTGGGTCCATGATCTCGATCTGCGGCACCTGCGCTGCACCCTGCGCCAGCTGCATCTCCATCTGCGGATCAAGCGGCTGCTCTGGTGAGAACGATCCCGGTGGTGGGAGTTGTCCACCCATCTGCCGGTTCATCTCCACCCAGTACTTGTAGCTGATGTGCTCGGCCATATGCGCCTGCATGATCGGCCCCAGCTGCTCCATCGCTTCTGGCAACAGCCCGTTCACGAAGTTCATGTGCACCTGTATGTGCGCATCGTGATCCTGATCAACGAACGCCTGCGATGACTGGCCCTGCAACATCTGCATGTTCTCACTGATCGGGTCGAGACGTTGCGGCTCGTTCTTCTGTAGGCACATCTCCCAGTCGGGTATGCGTATCGCCTTCAGGAAGCGCTCATGACACTCCATCTGGTTGTACAGCTGCGGGTGGCTGTCTGCCAGCTCGACCAGTGCCTGCCCCTGAGCGATCCTCTGCGTGCTGCTGAAGATGTTCGGGTCACTGATGGGGATGACATCAATGCGACCATCGTAGTCATTGCGCATGACCACAGAGTCTGCGTCTTCCACTTTGTAAGGATACTGGTCCGGCAGGAACTCATAGTTGAGTTCAGCACGGAGCTTGAACTCTTCAGCCGCCGCCATGTGAAGGCGACGATGGATGGCTGAGAATGGCTTGGAGCCTTGCTCTATGAGTGCGATGGTGGTGCCCACCGGACCAGTGTTCGATGCCTCGCCTGTCAACACCTCGGTGCTGTTGCCGAATGACTTGCCAGCTTCGAGCAGTCGCTCGAACAGCGTAGCCAATGCAGGCGCAGGGTCCTTGAAGGGTGGCGTGTAGAAGGCACGTGCCAGCTCTTCAGCCGACATGTTGACCTCTTTGTACACACCCGGTTCGATATGCTCGTCACCCGGCTGCATCTTCGCGTCATTGGACACGTAACCGCCCTGCATGTTGGCAAACGCAGCGGAGTCGAGCAGCGCCCTGATCGTCCCTGACGTAGCCTCAGCGACACTACCGATGATGTGCAGCAGACCGAAGCCGTAGAAGCCCAGACCCGGCAGGTATTTGTAGTGCGTGAACCAGATGCGTTTCTGCATCCGATCATCGTCTTCCTTCCAGTTGCGACGGATCGACAGGACTTCACGTGTGGTCTTCTCGACCGTGACGATGTACGGCAGCGGTGAGTTCCGCTCGTAGCGCTCCTGATCACTATCAAGCATTAGGTCGCAGTGGCACTCGTACACCGTGTACACGTCATCATCGGCATGAACGTCTGGCGTGCGTGAGTCGGCCTTGTCGCGGTTCTGGTGCTCGCGATCATCCATCGTGTCGGTGGTGTACGGCGTGGAGTCAGGTAGGTCGATCTCTTCCCAGAAACCTGTCTCGAACAACTTCTTCATTTCGCTCATATTCTTGAACATGCGATGCGTGTAACGCGGCGCACTGGCGAGGTCGGTTGCGATGTATGGCACGATGAAGTCAGGTGACTGAATGAAGCGACTCACCACCATGTCGGACACGGTGTCGTAGTACGTCTTCTTGAACGTGCTGCCTGCCAGCGGCAACGCGAATAGCATCGAGTCCACCTGCCAGAAGTACGATCGATCCTGATCGAGTATCTGGTAATTCATGTGATTCTTGATGCGTTCGGCCTGATCCTGCTTTTCCATGGTCATCTCACCAACAACCTTGGTCTTGACCGGCCCTTCACTGGGGAACACCTCTTCAATGGCGCGTGCTTGGAACTGCACTACCGCCTCACCAATGAGCGGGTACGTCACTGCACTCGCTCCCTCAAACGGCAGTTCTTCCAGCGGTATGTTGTTCAGGCCCAGTAGCTCCATGGCCTGCTCCATGCGCTGCTCCCAGTCCTTGCGTGATTCAATGTCCACGTCCACCCACTCGCAGATGTTGTTCGCCATGTCAGCGAGTTCCTGCTTGGAGAGGTCGTACATGATGTTGGCAGCGTGCTCTTCGCTGTCGTCTTGCGATACACCACGCATACCGGGATTGAAGTCAACCGTTGCCCGGTTACCACGTCGTGTCACCTTCGCATCGCCAACCTCACCAGAGAATCCCTGATCAGGCAGCGCTGGCATTTCCGGTGAACGCCCAACGTCCATATCATCTGCTCGTCTCGCCATTATTTGGTTCCTCTCGTGCCGCCATACAAGCGAATTGGCTTGTTCACATGGCGCATCAAGTTGTCGTTATCGTCATCGTCATCGAGGAAGTCAGCACTCCACTTCTTCCTCAACCACAGCATTGCCATCGTGCAGGTGTCCACCATGTCGTCATGATCGTCAGCCGGGAAGTTACCACACTGGCTGATCACCTCATTGGCCCAGTTGCGCTTCACGTAGAACACGCAACCACGCTCCAAGACAAGAGAGGCAGCGTGCGCTCGCACGAATTTCGAGTCGGTGACCTTGATTCGAGCGATCGGCAGGTCCGCACGTCGCAGCTCCTGCGCCAGAGAGTGTCCAGATGATTTCTTCTCGATCAACACCTTGTCCGGCTTCCACAGCTGTGCAGCTTCAACCGCATTCTGTCGCAGCTCTGGGTATTCCATACGCTTGTTCATGCGCTCCAGCAGGATCAGGCACAGGCGCTTCTGGCCTTTGTACTTGGCAGTCCACGGCAGCTTGGGATCGAGGTACTCTTCGTGCTCGAACACGCCCCACGTGGTCCGGGCACTGAAGTCTGACTCTTCGTCTTCCTCGAATGCCGTATCGTAGCTCTGGATCACCATGGTGATGGGTGGCAGCTGCGTGTCCTCCCACTCTCTCCAGTGATGCTCCTTCATGATGTTGCCGCCCTTCGCTGAAGGGTTCTGCTGAATCTGCGCCTCGAAGCCTCGCTCGGTCAGCTCCATGGACAGCTTCGCCATCTCATTAGGACCGAAGCGGTCTTCCTGTAGTAGGTCGTTCTCTTCCTTGCGTGGATCAACGAACAGCACCTGATCGTTCTTCAGTGGGTCGATGTGGTCACCGAACTTCCACTCATCACCCGGCACTATGATGCGCTTGCTGTCTTTCTTCGCCTTCGTAATGCAACGTGTCTTCGGCTGGAAGTAACCGGGCAGGTTGAGGTGCACCCACCCACCAGTCGAGAGGCAGTGGCCCGGAAGGTCTTGGTGATGACCGCGCTGTGCGATAATCACGCGACCGAGTTTCTTCATGTCGTTGCCGCGTGTTGACATGGTGTCTCGCCACCATTCAATAACTCCTTGCCTGATGGTGTCAGAGTTAATCTCTTTCATGTTGTGAGCGTCATCCACAACAATGCGGTCACCACCCTCACCCGTTGCCGTACCGCCGACCGATGTCGCCAGCCGGTAGCCGTAGTAATTATTGTCGAACATGCCCTTCTGGTTCAGGTCGCTGGACAACTGATAGCAATCCCCGAAATGGTCCTGATACCAAGGTGATTGAATTAAGCGTCGGCACTTCACACTGTCTCGCAGCGTCAGGCTCGATGCGTACGTGGCAAACAGCCACTGAGTCGATGGTTGCCATATCCATTCCCATGCAGGCCACATGACGGCGACAATCGTGGACTTCGAGTGTCGTGGTGGGATGTTGATCACGAGGTCATCGATGTCACCCAATGATACATACGTGAGGTGATCGCAGATCGCGTCGATGTGCCAGCCGCACTTGAATTCCTTGCCCGGCTCGACCACATGCCATGCCTCACGCACGAACCTGCGCAGATCGTTGCGCATCTCCATGGCCTGCATGTAGGTCCACTGAGCGTTGGCCTCATACGTACCAAATTGTGCTGCTGTCATATTCATTTGAGACCCAAGAACCCTGACACGGTGAGCAGCTTCTTCTGCACCCAGTGTCCAAATGAACCTGATGTCTGGTGATCACCGGCTGACTCATCCCATACCGCATCCGCGATGCTGTCGATGTCACCCTGACCAAGCGACTGGCCTGCGTTGACAATCAGACCAGCCGAGTTGGTCGGGATGACCTGCACTTGGTTCTGGTTCAGGAAGCCTGCCTCGATGTCCCAGAAGTCGTTGTTGCTGCCCTCCAGCCGCACTGACCACTGTGAGTCAGGCGTGAACGTGTAGCTGTAGCCATTGAGCGTCGTCAGCGTGCGAGCGTAGGTCACGCCAGCCACCACCACCTCGGTGTTGTGGTTGTACGAATCCTCCATCCAGATATAAGCCTCACTCGCCAGCAACTACATCATCTCGATGCGCAGTGCATCCGTATCTGCCGAGTACAGTGTCCCAGTCACAAGCGTCAGGTCAGCCTGCGGGATTGAGTACACTTTGGTTGCTGGGTTGAGTGTGATAGCCATTAGTTATCTTCAGGTGTCGTACTGCCTCCGGTTGCGAGCCACGACTGGCGCTCGATGTTCCACTGTGACTTGAACTGCTCCAGCTCATTACGCAGCGTGCCCACCATACCGATGAGCCTGTTGTTCTGCTCACACAAGTCATCCATCATCGACTTCAGCACTTTGTTCTCTTCAGCGATGCCCTGCACCGTAGCCACCTCACCCATGGAGAGCTTGGCCTTACTGATGTCCCGCATTGCACCACGCAACTCAGCCTCTGTCCTGCGATCCTCTTCTGGTGGCCCACGGTCGATGTTACCCTTTCCAATCGGTACGCCATCTGCGTCTTCTGTTGTGCTGCCAAATGTGCTCATGTGTTACCCCTGTTATTCATCCGATTGCAGTGCAACCGCGATGTCTGTGCCGCCACTGGCATCAGTGATGGCAATGGCAGTCTGTCTGTAATATGGCGTGCTGGTGCTCTTGCGTGCCCAGCCGATGAGACTCTGTGATGCAGGCCATGTCTTCGATGACTGGATCACACCCAAGGTGCTGGTCAGTCCACTGAGCGCCGCATAAGAGAACACTGGTGTGCCACCAGCGGTGGCTGAGATACCTGAGTCCACCGTGTACGTGAACACGGTCGTGCTGGTCACTGTGATCTGCGCCTGCCTGTTGTAGCCCTCATCACCTGCACCACGAATCACCACGTAGTCATTCGTTTCCAGACCATGCACTGCTGATGCGGTCAGCGTTGCTGTGCCGCCAGTCTGTGTGAGTGATGTCGTTGCCGCTTGGTACGGCAGTCCTGATCCGCCACCGTTGTCGCCTGTCTCCAGTAGCACTCTCGCTTGATCTATGGGAACGCCAGCCTGAGTGGTGATGGTGAGCTTAGTCGTCACCGGGTCAATCACGATGTCTACAGTTGCAGTACCTTCCACCTTGTAGCCGAAGTTGCCAGTGCAGTTCACCAGATTGAGTGTGATCGCTCCTGTTGTGCGCAGGAAGTGGAAGGTCTCGTTGCCGACTGCGCCGTCCTCAGTCGCAGAATAATCCGTACCAAAGGCACAGTTGTTCAGCGTCATCGTTGTCGGTGAGGCTGTGCCGAACTCAATGGCATGGGTCATCGGTGGAGTCAGGTTGCCGAACTCCATGTCATCCAGCAAACCAGTTGGGTCTACTGCTGTGTTCCAGAGCAACCCGGACGACTCCGTGTAGTTGTCGGTGTCCGGTGTCAGGCTGAAGTCATCACCTGCGCCTGTCGTAGATACCATAGAGATGGTGGCACCACCAACCTTGGATCGTGCAGAGTCCACTGTGAACTCAGTAACGACTCCTGCCGACACTGTGTCCACAACAATGCGCGTACCGTCATCCAATATCAGGACATCAGCCGCAACGTGACCTGTCGTGCCTCCGTCAAACGTACCTTCTGTCGTTGGTGAGTTGTTGTAGCTGGTCTCGTCCTGTGCGTCGATGATCTTCGAGCCATGGAAGATGGAGCTGCCTGCCAGTGTTGCTCCATTGGCTGTAATCTCACCGCAACCGCGCCACGTGACTCCAACTGCTGTCGTGTTGGAGCGCAGCGTTGAGATGCCGATGTCACTGAGTGTGCCACCCGAGTACAGGAACTCAGGATCGGCTGAGTTCACCACCAGCCGACCGGGGTTGATCTGCCCTAACGCTGTGACGTTGACGTTGTTCCATTCCACCCACGTGCTTGCATGGTCAAGAATGAGCTGCGTGAAGTCAGACTCAGCGTGTACGGTGTCCACCAACGAGATGTTGATGTTGCTGTCCCTGAACGAGCAGGCAGTCGCAGACTGGGCGTTGTTCTGCCCAATGACAAAGCGGCCCTGCAACTCGTATGACGTACCACCGATGCTTGTCAGGATGCCCCAACGATTGTTGATACTGTCGTTCTGTAAGTTGAAGCCAACGAACGTCGCCGGGTCATCGGATGCGTCACCAGCAGAGAGCAGTTCGCCTGCTGTCAGGTACGCACCCGTACCATAGCGATGCGCATCCTGCCCGAAGTTCGATCCCTTGACTGTCGCCAGTGTCTTGATGCCGTAGCCGAACTCATCCGGTGGTGTGCCCGGAGTGCCGGTGACCGTGCGATACGGCACCTTGCCGGTCTGAGCCGTGGTCACGTAGCGATACACAAAGCACTTACCGACGCGGCCCTGAGCACCCAAGGTGTCGAAGCCATCCACGTGGTACTGCACGTACGCAGTCGCTGCGGTCCCGGCAATGACGTACACGCCACGATTGACCAGTGTGTCGAGCACACCGGGCGTAGCCACGAAGCCCCACTGGAACACGTGAGCACCGGCAGCTGTTACTCCCGCACCGGGAGCGTTGTTGGTCAGGATGGCACGCTCAGCATTCGATGCCGCCTTGTCCCAACAGCCTGCACCCTGCATACCAAAGTCAGCACCGAACGCAGGTGCGCCACCACCACCACCTGAGATGTTCAGTGCGGCTGCGCCGGTCTCACCTGACTCCATCAGGGAGATGTCTGTCAGGTCTTCAGTGTATGACGGTGCTGCCATTATGCTGCCTTAGCCAATGACCCATAGTGACGCTCCACAACGGGTAACTTGTATATCGGACGCAGGTCGGTCTTGATCAGCTTCCAGTCAGCTCGCGACCTATCACCATCACCCACCTTGCTCCAGTCAGTGATGCGTGAGTCTTGCTGCTTGTCCACACAAATGATGTCGAGGT